CCGGATAACGAGCATCCCTTTCTATTTCGCTTTCATCCTTACCATAAGTGCGTAATTCTTCTTCATGGTGAAAATCCGCTATTTCTTTATCAGCCTCGTTGTCAAAAGTAGGTTCACTAAGTGATTCTTGGAGGTTTTGCCCCTCAAAGGGTAGCCTCTCGCCCATAAACTTGAGTCCATGCTTGTCCGGGTTCTCTACAGCATCTCTCATGAGCATATCACGAGACTGTGTAAATTGTTCACCTTGAGGCTTGTCGCCAGCATCACGGAGAGAAGAAGCGGCTTGCTTGTTCGCCCATTGTTGAAGGCGCATTTCTTCACCGTCTTGGGTGAGTATTTTTTGTCGGTGAGGCATTACGGCTTTAATTAGTACTTTCATTATTTCACAACCTGTTCTTTTCGTCACGGTTTCCTAAATTGTATTCCATTGGTTTTTCACAACTACCACATGTGGCTCTCCATAAGAAATGAAGAAAACCGCAATGTGTACAGCGTGTACCCGAACCTATGTTCATCACATCACCGATATTACGGTTGCGGTTACGCTGTTGAGATGTAATACCCTTGAGTGGGTTTTGTTCATCGGTTACAGCCGAAGAACCGTAGTCAGTATCAACTTTAACGCCTTGCTTCTCCGAGCGAACCATGTCGCTAAGGTCAAGAGAACGAACATCGAATCCCATACCTACTCACCTCAAGCGAGTTGATATGTCACCATGACAAAAATATTACCCAATACAGGGAATACTTCGGTATCAATTACAGAACTCGTACTGCTTGAATCTGCAACTGCTTGAATAAGGTCTTCAACAGCCGCCGCCCATGTAGCAGGTGCGCTCACTTCTTTAGGTGAAAAAGGGCCGAAGCACTTTACGCCAATTTTAGTCAGTGAAGCCATTTGTCATCACCTCAAGAGCGACGACCGATTGCCAAGAAAGTTCCAGCGATTAAAGGGTGTCCGACTAAACCGGATGCGATGCGTACATTTGTTCCATCAATATTACAAAGTGGGTTGATAAAGACATCCTGTTGGTCGCCAGCACCACCTGTATCAGTGATTGTAATTGGGGCGATGTCACCTGCAAAATTAGCATGTGCCATATCAATACTTGAAAAGAATGAACTTAAATCAATTGCGAGAACTCCTGTGTCACCAGCAGTAAAACTACCAGTTATAATCATTCTATCTCCAAATACGCTTGGTCGGGGGTCAATTGTTGCTGTGCTTGCGGCCATTATTGTTCATCTCCTGTTGTTTCTGTGGTGTCTTCGACTTGACTTAAAGTTTCCTCAACGGGTGCGGGATTCAAATATTCTTCTACAAGTTTAAGTCCGGCTGTCTTCGTGAGATAGCCACTACCTGTAGAGATATTTTTATTCCTTAACCATGCGATAATGTCTTTACGACTCCACCCTGTGTCGGGCAAGCCGTCATTACCTGCATCTGTGGTAACTTCATCACCTTCAATTAAGAAGTGAGAAGCAGGTAGTGTGTGTCGCCATTCATTGAGCCATTGTTGCTCAACTTCAACAACTTCACCACGAGTCCACATACCCATTGTATGTCGCATTGGTCGTTCAAAAAACGGTCCCAAAAAGGTAACAGTAGGCAAATAGCCCACCTCAACCGACAATTGCGGTAAGTAGCACTACATCGGTGTTTCCACCAGTAGTGTATGCAATTGTACCCGATTCATGTGCAACAACGGTAGCCGCCGCCAACAAGGATTCGTCAGTGTCGGTATCGTTGACAAGGGATAGCAAAGCGTAAACCTTGCTTAGTCCACTGTCGTATGCGTTTACATCAAAAGTGTGCGCTGTTCCTGTGTCTCCCGTCAAGAGAACGGAAACAAGTCTTAGACCGGAAACGGGTTTGTTACTGCTTGAGTTTACCGCTTGGAAGCCGGTAAGTGCGCCGGGGTAAGTCCCTGCGGCGGCTGTGCCGGATTGCCATGCTGTGTTGTCGCCAACTGTTCCATCTGCATTAGGAACAAGTTGAGGTGCGCCCGGTGTGTTTCCACCGATTGCAATGTCCAAGTAGGTTGTTGTTACTGTCAAATTACTGTGTGCCATTTATTATCACTCCATTTTTTATTTTTTTCTCAATCACCATCACTTTAGGTCACGGATTGAAGCGTGTCCTCCGAAGAAAGTAGTCCATAGTTCTCCCATAGTTCGATACATTCCTTCTTGTCCAAGACGGTTGATTGCGAATGGGTCGCCGGTTTCGATACCGGATTCAAAGTATTGCGTTGGGATAGCAGTAGAGAAGTAAAGGTAATCCGTGTCGAGGAAATACATACGGCTCAATGTGTCTGCTTGAACATCCTTGGATGGGATGATAGGAACACCGTTGTAAGTTGCAACGATAAATCCTGCTTCAATACCCGGTACACCCTTAACACCGTTGTAGGTAGGGGTGATACGCTTTTCCTCCATAAATCGCTGTTGCGATTGGAGAAGTTGTTGAAGGCGCATCAAAGTGTCATATCCAGTGAGGATAACCTTTGGATTGCCACCACGAGTCCAGCACTTTTGGAAGATAGTGTCCAAGTGGTCGAGAGACAAAGTTCGGTCAGTGCCGGAGTTTTCATCGTGTTCTGCAAGAGACCAAGAGTTTGCACTTCGGTCAATTGAGTAGATGTCTTCGTTGGCTGATGACGATGCACCTGTAGTGATACGGTCAAGAGACTCGAAATCGTTACCAGCGGCAGTAGCCTTGTCAACGAGCAACATTTTGTTGATATGCTCGGCGTGGTGCTTACCCATTTCTTCTTTGAGGATTGAACGAATGTCGCCCAGTCCGTCATCCTTGTCAGCAAGGAACATTGCAGTTTCGCTCATGTCGAATGTGTGAACAATCGTCTTTGGCTTTGCGGCGATGTGTTGGAAGGTAGGTTTGGTAGTGTCCGGTAGTGTTGCGTTTTCTGCAACGCCGCCACCAACAGTGAACGAAGGTCGTGCAGTGATGACTCGCCATCCACTGCGTTCCCACGGTCGCTTTGGTAGAATTGAAAATGCGTTGAACTCTTGGTTCAATTGCGACCATACTTTACGACCATAAATCGCTTGGTATGTTCCGGCTGTGCTTGATAGCATTGGGCTGTCAGCCTTGAGCAATTCGCTACCGCTGTAGGAATACCCCATTGCATTGCCAGCACCGTAAAAGTACCGTTCCATGTCAGTTACGCTTCGTATGTAGTCTCGTGCCATATATTTCACTCTCCATTATTTTTTTTATTTTCAAGCCCCTCGAATTACCGAACCGGCGAGATTGTGTACTTCATCCCAAGACATGTTACTCAAGTCTTGTGTGGATGGGACTTCAACATTAGATGAAGAAGCCGACTTTTGAATTGATGTCCCTTGAATACCAATGTTATCAATACGCTCACTTAGTGCGTTAATTGACTTCATAATTTCATTGAGAGGCGCACGAGCGTCGAACTCGGCTTTTTCTGCTTCATGCTTTGCGATTTTTTGTTCATTAGCAAAGCGAGATGCGAATTGAGATTCAAGGTCGCCACGGAATCCTTGTTCCATTGCGGCGGCTTTGTAAACTTCGTATGCGGCTTCAACATCGGATGCTGAAACATTGCTTGGGTTGATGTAACCCTTAGACATTGAAACAGGTCCAAGCGCACCGGATGGCGTTTTACCACCGGTTGAAGAGATTGCGGAGATTGCACCGGTTGAAGGTGAACCGTTTTCTTGACCTCGGCCTCGGACTTGTCCGGCGAAGTAATCAGCACCGTCAACAGCATCGGGATTGTCGAAGCCACCAAGTTGCGCCTTCTCCAAGTTGTCGAAATGTTGTCGTGCTTGTCCAGTGTTGACACCAGCAGATTTGAGAGTGTCTTCCATCCAATTCAAGTATTCAGCGGTGATAACATCGCTGTACTCATTACCTTTTGCATACATTTTGTCGTCTTTCATATCCTCGTCATCCTTTTCTTCGTCTTTTTTTGCGGCGAATGGGTTTTTAGATTCTTCCTTTTCTTCTTTAGGTTCGGAATCGTCTTTCTTGTCTTTCATAGAAGCGGCGAGTGCAGGAGGAAGTTCACCTTTCTCCATTGCGTCAAGTCGTGCTTCAAGTCTGCTCATTACATTATTCAAATCATTTTCTGTTGTCATGTGGGTGTCCTCCTTTAAAATACGAAACTGTGCTTCGGGGTTAATTCCTTTTTCACATATCGTAATTTCGTGCAGTTCCATTTTACTAATTTCTTGGTAGTCTCCATGTTCCCCATCCGATTTTCGCACTCTCTTGAATGCTTGTCCACCGATGGAAAATCCTTGCAGATTACCCTTACGGATTTCTGCGGCCACTTCACGAGCCTTTTCAATATCGTTGCGAAGTGAAACAACGACAAACATGCCAGCATCATCAACTTCGGACTTCCACATCCGACCATTTGAATCTACATAGGAGTCAATAACTTCTCCAACTTGAATATTTGAGTGAGCGAGTTGAACATTACGGAACTTCTCACTCTTCATGAACCCGCCAAATGCATCCTTTAGTGCTGAACGAGTAATAAGGTCGCCTTGCTTGTCCACCAGTTCAACTGATGCGTAGCCAGCGATAACCATGTCGGAACTGCCCTTAATGAGAGCAATGCCGGAGGTAGGTCGCTTTAGGGACAACATTACCCTCCGATTCACTGTCATGGTATATAGAATGTTTCTTTCACACTGAAAGAGTAGGAGTACCGTCTTCGTCATCTAAAACGACAGACTCGTCTGCATCCGTCTTCATTTCAACATGCGTAATAGGTTTTTTCTTTTTATCATCCGAATCAATACCATCCTTTTCATCCGGTCTCACTTTACCATCATAGTCGGGTAAGTTGCTTTCTTCTGTCAATCTCGTAGGACCACTCGGTGATTCGACTGGTGTAGCCATGTCAATACCCAAACCTTTCGGCCCTGTCCAAGTAAGTTTTTCTTTAGCGAGTCTGTCTAAAGCACGACTAATCACATCAAGAGCCTTCTTAGTTGATGGTTTTAGAAGGCGGTTATCGTCTTTAGCATCAAGAACTCCGGCTGATTGTTCTTCTTGTCTTTTACGACTTGGTACTTTC